TTAACTCCCCATCCTTACGCTCCGCCGGAACATCTCCGTCAGCGGAAGCCCGTAGCCGATCAGGCACATTTGATCCAGCGCAAATAAGACGACGCTTTCGAAGCCCTTTCCCTGCGCCGAATGAGCCTCTTTCATCCACGCAGTGGTGGCGTCGCCGATCCCCACCAAGTGGCTTCGCTGCATCGCGGGGAATGCAGGAAATCCACTCAGTGCCAGCGCCTGTTCGCTCTTGTCCAGGTTGCGCTGGAGGGTGAAACCGAAACCCTCCGTTTTCAGACAATCGAGCGTAGCCGCAGTCCACTGACTTGGCGGATAATTGATCGCCCTATTGAAGGGCGTCTGATTCACATCCAGGGGATAAAGTACTTCAAACCGCGCGTTCGAGTATGCTCCGCGGACGTAGTCCATAATTGCAGCGGTAAAGTTTCCCAGTACGGTCTGCAGAAATGTCACTTCGTCCGGATACGCTACCGGATCGGCCGTATTGTCGGCAAACACCGTCATCGCTCTTCCGTAATCGGCTAGGAACTGACCCGCTGTCCAGGCGTCGTAAAATGGCATTCCGGAAAATGCATTTCCGAGTCCGTCGTTAGGGAAATACCACCACTGCTCTTCGCCAAATTGCAGATAGGGCTGTAAGCCGGCATCCGCTTGGAGGACCGCAGCGTCCAGATACACCTGCTTCCAGAAATCGAGACTCGTCGGCGAGAAGTTGGTTTGATACGATGGCGTCTGTAAATAAATGGCGTCGCCGACTGGACCTCTTTGGACCATGCCCACACCCACCGCCGGGTCGACATCGCGCAACTCCGTGCTGAAGGCCGTCACAACGTCGATTCCATAACCAGCAAGGGCCGTAAAGAAGTTTTTGTTCCAGTCCCGTACAGCGCGATTCAATCTCGGGGTAGCCGTGAGGTCCGTTCGCCACACCCCCGTGTGTCCGCCGGAGAATGTCGCCGAAACGCTCACGGTCAGCGTACTGCTAGTCGTGGATTTGTCCAGCGTGTAATGATTCCCATCGTCGCCCAGCGACCGCGAATGAATCGTGACGACGGTGCCGGAAACACTGGCCCACACACCGGTGTAACCATGGTTCAACTCCTGTGCAAAGGAGATTGCGATTGTTTCCAACGTGTCGCCGCCGTGCATCCCCCGCTGGATCTCGGTGGGCGTCGCACTATCGTCATCGCGGCCCAGGAATATCGAAACAAATTGGCCCGGCTCCGGTTCGCCTCCGAACGTTACGGTGCCCGCAGCATAGACATTGTCCGCATTCGCCAGCTCGTAAAACCACAGCGCGCCGACATAATGGTTCTGCCTGCCCTTGAAACCCAGCGTGTCGATCAGCCAAGCAGTTCGCTCCGGCGCCAGAGCGATCGAATGATCCGTATCCCAATCGGTGGCGAGCGTCATCCGCGGCTCATCTGGGAACGTCGGTAACGTCGTGGCTGGTACAGCCGTCTCCAGAAAGTCGAAGAAAAAGTCGCCACCCGGCGGACCTGCATGCGTTATTGTCACGGTGTGAGTCCCGGTACCGTACTCGCCCACCGGCCATCGGATGAGCACATCCTCGCCCGGAACGCGGAGATCCACCGTACTGGCCGCGCCGCCGTCCACCACCGTCGATAGTTGCGCACCGTTACCCGTATATCGCGTGCCGATGTATAAGGTGTGCGCCTGCGCAGCCGTGTACTGGAAGCTGATTGCATTGCCTTCCGTCGTCGTCGCGTGAATCGTGCCGCCCGAATAGTTACCGCGCGTGACGTTCCACGACCCGCTATATGTCATACCGATGGAATCATCTTCATAGCGCCGGCTCCCAGGACCCGCCACCGAATAGGTTCTGCCGGTTCCAGTCACGACCCAGTTCGAAATAGCTGCCGCGAATTCACTCCGCTCGAACGCGCCGGTCTGTAGGTCCGCTGCATATGTCCACCGGAGCTTGCGAACCTTATTGTTAGGAACGCTCGCACCATCTCTATCGACCAGGGACGAGAAGTCGATCGTCACCCGCCACTTCGTTGGCGATGTTCCATTCGCTAGTGTCTTGGCCGCCGCGTCCCACACTAACGAACCACTCGTGGACGAATAGATGCCAAACCGGTTCCCGTTCGCACCAGCGGTACTAGGATAAAGTACTCGTATCGTTGTCCCGGTCTGAGTCGCCGTCAGAAATGGTGAAGTCAGCCCATTTATACCGCTCGCAATGGCCGCTACAATATCATCGAGTGTGTCGCCGGAGGCCACCTCATACGTATAGCTCAGCCCAAGATATCCCAGACCTACAAACTCTCCCGCCACCGGCGTACCGGAAAGGGTGAAATCCGCATATGCCGATTGATAGCTGCCCTCGATCGCCTCCGCATGATCCTTCAAGGGCACGAAATGCGGATCTGCCGCTGGGTCGTCCCCAGCCCACACTCGCAGATACGGCCAATCTACAGTGGGGAATAGATCCGAATCCAGCGCAATACAATTCGTGCGGGTTTCTTCGTAACTCAGCACTAAACCGCTCAGATCGCCATCTGGCAGGTTTCGCAACGCCGGATGTTCATATACGTTATCGCGATTCCACTCAATTACCGCCCAGTCAAATTGCTGGCGCCACGTTCCCGATACCGTGAATCCATCCGCCGAGGCGCCGCTGATCGCTGCGATCGCCGTGGGATGGAGAAAGAAACACTGTAAGTCCCGATCCGGAGTAAGTTTGTCGATTTCCATTGGTGTTCATTGGCGTTCATTTGCGGCTCATAGTCGAATAGTCACAGTCAGATCGCGTCCCGGCAGTGTACCTACGGCGGTGGGCACGGAAGTAATATCCAGATCCAGCCGGGCATTCACTGCCAGTGGCGCCAGTCCAAATCCGTACACCACGTTCGAGATCGTCTCCCCGTCTGCAATTGTCAACGAACAGTATGTCGAGCTATCCTGCCGTAATCGCATTTCAATCGCGCCTCCGCTGGGAGCTTCCCGCACCACCGCCGAAATATTCCGTGCCACATGCGAATCCTCGATTACCAAGGGCGGCGTCGCACCTGTCTGGATGGCCAAATATCCTTGCGTCTGAATCGAGAGTTGCCCTCCGGCGAGCGTGCGCAATCCCTGGTCCATCGTCGCCCCGAACGCAGCCTTCCCTACCAATCCACCGCCCACTGCATTCGTCATGTACAACTCCGCGGCGCCGATCCGCACGTTTGGAAGAAACACCGAATAACTGAACGCCGTACTGGCCGGAGTACCGAAGAAGCCTTTTACGAACGGCACCATCACAATTACACGCCGCAAGTGATATACGAGGGTCGCGCCGGCGTGCGCGGCACCAGTACTTCCGAGCGACGCCCGGATAACTGTGTACTGCGTCCCTCCGCTGGCGACGGCGGTCACTTCGAGCATCTCGCCCTCGATCTGGATGACGTCCCCAATCCCCGCCGGTCCCGCCGCGCTCAAAGTTACCGTTGTATCCGTCGCCGTGATGCCGCTTGCCAGAGAAAACGTCGTCGGGCTGTTGAGTTCATCCCAATAGAACAGCCCCAGTGTCCCCGCTTCGATCGTCTCCGTGTTCGTAAGCGTAGTGAAGGTGATCCCCGTCATATCCACCGTTCCCTGCCCCGTCAGATTTAGTGCGAACGATGGCTGCGGTGGCGTGTCGGTGTCCACTCCGCCGCCACTCCCTCCGATCTGCCAGCGCGTCAACGGATTCAACTCATACGCGCTTTCTTGATCTAGCGAGTTGGCCGACCGTCCCGAAATTTCTACGGTCACGCCTGGCGTGTTCAAAACCTCAAACTCCGCGGGACTCGATGCGCTCACACCGCCGAATTTCCACGTGCTATCCGCCACCACGAAGTAGCTCGTCGAATCCGGTTCCACCTTCCATGGCGGGCTGACGCTCAATGTGGTGTCGGTATTCGTGACCACCACGCGCTCTTGTGTCGCGCCCGTTCCGCGCATAACGCGCACGAGCGCACCCTTGAAGTTGTCCGCGAGCATCCCCAGGCCGCTTTTGCCGATGGTCGTCGTTGAGTGAATCTCTACATTTACTTCGGGCTGTAATTCCAGTCTCCAGTAGAAGTTCGCGTGATTGTAGTTGCTATCCGGCGGCCCTACCAGCTCCGCGCTAGCTCCCGCATCGGTGAACGAACTCGCCACCGTGTGTCCATGTGCGATCCGCAGCAGCTCAATCGGGTTCGATCCGCGGTAAACCGAAAATGTCGCGGTATTGCCCGGGGAAAAACTCAGCCCGGTGAGGTTCACCGCATTCGTGTTCGTTCCCGTGGGAATCTTTGCCCGCACCGCGAACGATAATCCGCTTTCAGCCCCACTCGAATCCGTCGCGCTTATGGCATAGTACAGCGTCTGTCCACCGGCGAGCGTTCCGCCTGTGGCGTCCATAGTCGGGTTCAGGCTCACGAGTGGAATGTTCGACAGCGACGGCGCCGGCGTGCTAGGCGCTGTAAACGCCGCGCTCAGCTTCACCTGGAACCCGCCGTCCGAAAGCGGAATTACGGTCTCCGCAATGCCGAACTGTTCGATTCCGTTCCCATCCAGTACGCTTCCCACCAGAGGACGTGGCAGCAGGGTCTCTCCACCACCCGTTCTGCGGCCTCCTGCCGCAGTTGCTCCACCCGACGTGTACCAAGCGTCGTCGTGCCATTGCGCCGTGATCAGTACAGTCTGATAGTTCACTCCCGGAGCCAGGCGAAGGATACGGAACGGCTGTCTTTCTAATCCTTCCTTGAGATACGTGACCGTGATCAGATCTCCAGGAGCCAGCGCTGCACCGCGCACGGTAGTCGCGAACTCCACCAGCGTGCTCCCCGCCGTCGACTTCGCCAATTGCAAATCCAGCATCCGCGTCGCCTGGTCGAAGTTCGGCAACCCTAGGCCCGGAAACGTAGCGGTGACTTCCCGTTGCGTCACAAGCGCGTCGTCCACGTCCACCAGCGACAAACTATCTTGCTGATATTCGTTGAACTCGTCTTGAAATTCCACCGTCAGACGATTTGGCGTGTCAGCTCCGCTGGCCGCATACAACCGGATAGCTGGTTCGCCGCTTGATTTGCGTAAAATACCAGAGAAAGCCGCCGATCCATCGCTGAACTCGTACGCCGGCCAGCCGCCGTTCAACACCTCACTGCTGTTGCTTCCATCCGGCTTCGCGGGCTGCTGTAGCGCCATCGTATTTTCGACGCGCAGCGTCAGCAGCCCGCCGCTTCCATACGTCAGCAGCAGCGACGATCCGTTCCGGATGCCCCGTGCCACTTCTGCGGCGCTCCACCGGCGATTCACCACCAGGTTGCACTCGAAGCGCGGCACTAGGACCGCATTGCCGTACAGGTCGGTGGTCTCGATCGCTTCCTCGCAATACGCGGCCGTCGTCGCGAAACTCGGCAGATCGACATCCGACGTGAGCCACCCGCTCCGGCGTAGCACGTCCAGCAAAACCCAAGCGGGATTATTGGTAAATGCCTCGCCCAGGGATGCACCGGACTCGTCGAACCGCTCCAGTTTAAGTCCTGCGAGCAGCACCTGCACTCTCGGCAACGACTGTCCGGTGCTGATCTGGTTCGGCACCACCACGCTGACCATCGCCATACTGCCGTACGGGTCGCCGCCCGGACAATCCGGATTGAATGAACCTGACCGCGCGCCGCTCGCGATCAGGTTGTACCACCCAGTCCCGGCCATGTAAACGCCGCCGACGCCTTCGGGAACTTCTACGTCGTTGACGACCACCTTCAGAATCTCAGCGATCTCCCCCATTCCCAGCAGCACTTCGAGGTGCGTCAGGTTGCCGTCGTTCCTGGCGAACACTACTGGCGGCTGATACCACGCCGTCCCGTATACCAGCGGCACGAAGTCGTTGTACCGCGCCTCGCTCGCGATGATTGGAGAGAGATGCGAGCTCGATTGTCCAAAGCTCCGTACCTCAATCTGCGCCGGCACGAACTCCAACCCGCCGAATCGTCCGATGTCGAACATTCCTCGCGCCGTGCAAGCCGTCCGCGTGTAGTCGCAGGCTGTGAACGGTTGTCCACTTTCCAGCATTCCCACACCGCCGGTCTGGTCGGGCGAGTATCCGCAGCGATACAGCGCCGAATATTTTCCCTTCGCTCCCCCGTCTAATGCTTCCAGCCGTTGATCCGAAGAGATCGGAAATACCCACGGGCAGCGCCGCTGGATCCGCGCTTCCGGAAGCACGATTCGTTGCAGATTCAGTCTGTTCGTGAAGCTGACGCGCAGTGCCGCTTCCGTGGTTTCTTCCGCGGTGTTCGCAATTCCCCGAAACACCGTCCGCGCTTCCGACGCTGCCACCTGAGCAATCAAGTCGTAAAACAGAAATCGGACCGCGACTTGCGCTCCGCGAAATCCGATCTCCCGCTCGATCTCCGAAAAATGCGAGTCAGCGTTCGCCAGCGTCACACTAATCTTGGTATCTTCTGGAGCAGCGGCCAGCTCGAAAAGATTGTGCTTCAGCAGGCGCGCGGCATAACTGTTTCCATCGAACGTTACCGCGTGCGTTCCCCACCGCTCTATTGATCCATCCCGCAGAGTACACTCGAACAAAAACAGCGGGGTCGGTGGTGCCTGCTCCTCTTTTAGATCGTCTATGGTCGGCATGTAAGTTTCAGCTCGCTACAATCTTGATCACCGCATCGAACACGTCCGTGCCCTTGGCCGTCACCGTCAATTCATCTTCCGCAAACCGAGCTTGCGCATACAGCCCCCCGCTCCCGCCGGTTTTCTTGTAATCCGATGCGCCAGGTTGCGCCTCGGCTTGCATCCCAAACAAGTCCACGATGGCACCCACATTTAGGACCACACCGAACACCACGCTTTCCGTGTTTAATCCCAGTTCGACGTTGAGGAAAACCCGGCTCCACTCGCTTGTCAGCGCGATAATGCGCGTCGCGCTTCCGCCCGTCGTGGTAGCGGAGAGAGTTACGTTCGATACGCCCGTCGTCTTCGCCCACACGCTCAGCGTGTACCGGAGATTTCCAGGGACCGCCAGCGTCTGCGCAACCACGCCTGCCGCCGATCCCGCGTTGACAACCTGCGTCGCCTGCATCGTACCCAACGGATCACCAATTCCCGGCGTCAACTGAATCAGCGGACTGTTGTCCCATACCGGATCGCCGAATTCTTCGCTGCGAAGCAGCAGGTTGCCGAAAGGATCCAGAAACGTGAACGCACCGAATCGTCCCGACGTAGTCTGGAACAGAGTGTCGATCGCCGTCCATTCGACCAGGGTTAGACCGGACGCCCGAAGCTCCCATGCCCGCATCCCCGCATCCGGATCGCTGACGACCACCGTACTTCCGTCGGCCAGCGCGTTCACTACAGTGCGCGTCAAGTTCCGGCGTGTAACCGGATACAGCGCCGATGCTCCCGTGGCCAATTGTGGAAAGACCAGCATCTCAGTGGTTTTCCTTCACGATCACCGAAGCCGCGCCGTCGCCTCGCCCGCGATAGTCCGCCGTCATGGTGTCGCTTTCGAAACTACAGTTCGCATGGACCGTTCCGTCCCACGGATCTGTAAACGTAAATGTCCCCGCGCGCCCGCCCTGTTCCACAAAAAAGTCCTCGATGCTCCCCAGTTCTGTCTCATCCAACAGCTCCAGCCGGATCAGCCACCGTTTCAGCGGCGCGCCGAATCCTGCAAATCTCTGCTCGCCCCCATCCAGGAATCGGAATACCTGCGTCGAAAATCGTCTTGTTCGATCCGATGGATACTGCGCAACTACTCCGGTCTTCAGCGCTGGAAATTTCGCCACCCTACACCTCCCGAACCACGTCGTTAAGCACGCCCGATTCGAGCATCGCCTGTCGGACAGCCATTGCTATGTCTACGCTATGGTCCAGGAATGACTGGCTATCCATCGCCTGAACCTGCACCGTGATCTGCGCCGGTGCAACATTCTGCCCTCCACTGGAGGTAGCCCTCGGAATTCCGCCCTGCGGATTGTCCACTGCGAACGCCGCCCTTCCCGTCTCACCCACTCCTCCGTCGATTTGTATCGATGGAGGCATAACGAACTTCGTCAATGGAGCCGGCGCGGCGCTGTCTCCGCTTCCCGAGAACAGGCTCGCGATCCCCGAGATAAGCGGGCTCAGCCCCAGCCCCGCTCCGAAAATATCCAATAGCGTATTTCCTATCGATGGAGCCGGGGAAGAGCTACCCGGCGAATCTGCGCTGGCCGTACTCCGCGAACTCGCCTGAATCGATTCTGTGGCCGCGTGACTCGCCGTCTGCAACTGCTGCAGCTGCTCTGCCAGCTTCGCGATCTCGTCGCTCAGACTCCCGCCACCCGAAGTGTTCGCCACCGTCGCTCCTGCCAACACATCGCCCACGGTTCCCGGATCACTTGCCATTCAGTCCCTCCGCCCGCAGTTCTTGTTCCAGTGCCAGGAATGCATCTGCCTCACGCGCCGTCGGATCCCTCCATCCCCACGTGCGCGCCGCGAAGAATCTCTCCAGCAGTTCAATACTCTCCGCGGTCATCAGCGATTTGGGACATTCCTCTGTCGCTGCCGTCCCCCGAGCCCACACGATTCGCCTCGCGCCCCGCCGTTCCTCCGGCAGAAACCCGCACCGTCTCCGCGCTTCCAAACCCTGCTTCCGGCACGCGTCGCACTCCCATCGGCACCCGTCACCGCGCAGGAAATGAAATGCGACGATCAGTTTTTTCGTTGCTCTTCGCTTAGTCCGCACTCGCGCTTGATACGGCCCAGCATCTCCTTAGCCAGATCAAGTGGACCCTTCTCGATCAGCGCAGCCGGCGTCGCCGCGTCTCCGTCAATGGTCAGCGCCTGGATCTCTTCCAAGCCCCACTCGAGATACACGCGGTCGATCTCCGCCGTCAGCACCGCCGCCTCGAGCTTCTCTCGCGGATCCTTCCCAGCTTCCAGAAACTCGACCTTCCGACCGATCTCCCGGATCTTTCGCGCCAGCTCGATTCTCCTCGCCACGGAAATCCGCGCCACTCGGAACCGTACACCTGGATAAGTCTCCGCGTCGAACCACGCCGAGCTTTCATGCGCCGCACTACCCGAAAGCGATATACAACTCGTCATCCACTGTCCCCTGTGCCCTATCGTTTTGAAACGCCCACTGGAGCCGTGTCTCCCCGTCGTCGAACTCCGGCACTTCCGGAACCATCGCCGGCATATACGCCCCGAACAGTTGCCCTGGCTGCTCTCCCAACTGCAACATCACCCCGATTGGCGACCTCTGCCGAGCCGCCTGATACAAACCCTTCGTCTGCGCATCGTCGTGCTCGAAGATCTTGAAATTCAATCGCACGGTTCGTTCACCCGCCGTGATGCACCTCGCAAAATCGCTTCCGAACTCCTGCAGCCTCTGCGCGATGCCGTTCGTCATCGTCAGTTGTGCCGCCGTCAGCGTGAAAAACTGGCTTTCGGGCGCACCCATCCACACTTGTCCCAGGTGCCCCGGCACAATCGTATAGTCGAAGTCTGCTGAAGACGGTTCCGCTGGATAACTCACCAGTCCGGCCTCCCCGCTCACGAAACTTGCGCTGTCCAATAGGTCCTGCGAGGGTCCCGAGAACTCGAACTCATGAAAGTCTCCGTTCACCGTGACTTTCATCCCGTCCATGGCCGCGCCGTTCAGGATCCGCTGCACCACCGTGCTCGGATCCCAGTAGTCGTAGATCGTCGTGCTCCCCAAGTCGGTGGCCAGTCGGAATGTCGCCGTCGCCCCGATAGTCGATCCTGCCAGCGGATCCGCAGTGAACGCCGCGTTGATGAACACTGTCGTCGTGTCCTGTATTGCTGTCACGAACCGTATCTCGCCGCTGGACGTGATTGCCTGACCCGGCGTCAGCCCGTGCGCCGCGGCGAATTGGATCTGCGTCTGCCCGGTGACCGCCGCCACGGTTCCACCGGCGAAAATAACCGGCGAGGCACCCATCGTCGCCTGGAACAGCGGCCCATGAGTAGGCAGCAATGTCTGATCCGTCCATTCCGTCATGAACGTATTCAACTGGAAGCTTGTCCGCCTCCGAATTCGGTTCGGTAGCCCGGCAAACGTGCGGCTGCCAGTCTTATCCCGGCGCCCCGTCTGTTCGGAAAGCTGGCGCGCGGTAAGCTTCACCAGCGGAATCCGATTCGCGCCCGTGATCCCTGCGGCCTGACCGTAATCCGACTCTAGCGCCACGAACACCCGGTTGTTATTCGACGATATGTAACAGCTCATAGTGACACGTCAACCTCAAATTCCACCTTCGCGATTTGCAGGAAGTTCTTCCCGCCATGCCGCACCGGATCGATACTCACGTCATATCCCCCGGTGAAAAATGCACCTTCTCCCCAGCTTCCCCGATTCGCATCCAGTACCTGAGTAACTGCTTCCACATACAGCCGTAGTCGCTCCTCCACGCCTTCAATCCGATCCTGCGAAACCCGCACCTCCGCGACCGTCCGTACCTTCCCCGAAAAAGTTCGGAACTTCTCCGTAAGCAAATTCCGAACGCGGTCCGTGTACACATAGACCGCCGGATATTTCACCACCTGCGCTCGCTCACTCAGCTCGAAAGAAACGTTCTGGTTCACCACGTGGGCCGGCGGGATGGGAGCCAGCTCCACCGCGGCCTCTTGTGCGATCCCCGCTACCGCCGGACCGAGTCCCGTATCTGGCGCCGTCAGAAACTCCACCATCTTGCGCGTCGCGACACTTCCTGTCTTGGCCATCGCTTCAACCTCGCCGCAGCATCCAGCCGCCACTGATATAGATGTCAGGGGATTGCCCGTTGCCCGGTGCTGCGCCCGCCGTCAGCCCGCTCTCCGGTAGCGTGAAACTCTGCCCCACCGGAACCGGCATTGAATTTTGCAATGCCAGCGCATCCGGAGTGAGCCCAAGATAGACGTTGAATCCCGTCGCGACAGTCGGAGGATTCACCATCTGGACAACCGGAAGGCCGCCTGCCGGCGCACCATAAGCCGTCATTTCGCTGGGCTCTCCCTCCTGCCCGGACGCCACAACCCACGACGCCCGCGCATAGTACGTAGTCTCGGGAATCAGACCGGCCACGGCACTGAACACCGGAGTCTGCGCCTGCGGAATCGGAATCAGCGCCAGCCCCACACCGAAATGAAATGTGTGTTCCCGCGCGTTCCGCGCCAGCTGCCGGTACTCCAGAAACTTTGGCTGATACCGGTCGTTCAGTTGATTGTTGAACGCATCCCGGTACACGATTTCCAGCGTGTGTACCGCATGCCAGCGCTTCAGCTGCCGCGTCACCACCACATCCGATACGCCTGTCTTCCGGCGCTGCGCCGCGGGAGTCCCGGCCTGGAGTCGCGAGAATAATTGCACATTTGTGCCGGCGTGATCCAGGAGAAAATCGAGGATGTCCTCCGTGATTTCTTCGATCGCCAGGTCCAGCTTCACTCCCAGGTCAATCGACTCCAAGTTCGCCAGCCCAAGAATCGCCGATTCATACACGCGCAAGTTTTCGTCGTTATTCGGACTACCGTCGGTCAGCAACATGGAATTGCGCCTCTTTCCATTTCGCCTCCGCTTCGGCCCGGAATTGCGCCGCCTCCTCCGGATTCGCGAGGTCTGCCTTCCCGTCGGCGATTAAGCGCGCCGCTACCGCTCGTGGCAGTTCCGTTTTCACCCCGGCCCGGCCTCCATCCGGCGTTGCGCGGCTGGTCACCACCGTGAACACTGCCTCGATTACAGCCTCGATCTTGCGAATCTTTTCGTAATACGCGAGTAAATCCATAGGTCGCTCTCAGCAGGTGAGGCCGGCTCCAGGCCGGCCCGTTCCCTAGCTATTCACCTGCACCCCGAAGCTGTTTCTCAGCACGCCTGTTCCGTAAAGTACGTCTACCGTGAACTGCTGCGCCAGCGTGTTTGGCTGGTAACTCATCGTCACCCGCATCCCGAAGTTGCCCAGTTCAGCGTACTCCGCGATCGCCCCCGTCCCCGGCAACGGTCTCGGGAGTCGGCGCACTACCAGACCCATCGCGTCCCGCGCGAACGCCACGTTGTGGGTGGTCACCGGGCTCGTTCCCGTCTTATTCACGAACTGCGAGCGAAAGATGTAAAAGTCCTTCATCTTTCCAACCGCACCATCCACCAGTGCCCGCAAACCCGCCTCGCCCGCTGTATTGAATTCGCTGAACCGGGGAATCTGCCGCAGCGTCGAATACGTCGCCGGATCCACCACCAGAAACTTCGCGACGTTCGGCGGAACCTTGGCCGCAAACAGCGCTGTCTCGGCCGAGTCCACCACGGCTTCCGTGATCGCCGTCCCCCCAGTCCCCACGGCCGTGTTCGCGGTCAAGGATCCGTACAAACTCAGAAGGTCCGACTCGATCTTCTCCGCCAGCGCAACCACCGCCGGTTGCATATACAGCTTCAGGAGGTCCGGGACCGCCAGAATCTTGGTAACGTCCGGAATCAGGAAAGTTGACTCTGCATGCGTGTTCAGCACGATCTGCGCATTGTCCAAGCTCGGATTTTGGGTCAATACCGTACTGCCCTCCGTTAGGTTGTGCGCCGTCATCGCCGGCGGAATCGGCACGTTGATCGTGTCCCCCGCTTGCGCCAGCGCCGGCTCATAATCGCGATTGACCAGGTTGCCCATGACAAGGTTCCCCATCAGCGCGGGTAGCGCATCCGCTGCCACCAGCTTCACAATCGCGTTCGCTACATTACTCGATGTAATTGCACCCATTAATTCCTCCTCTTCTGACTCCTGCTTTTTAGAACCCGCGTAGCGTTTGCGACGCCACCCGCGCGATCTCCTGCCTTGCCCTGTCCATCTCTTCGGCACTCATCCCCGGCCGGATTTTGTCGATGTCCACCGCCCCCACCCCCGCACCGCTCCCCCCGCGCGTCCCGCCGGTCGCTCCCGACCCTCCAGCTAACCTAGCCGGTAGCAGTTCCGGATTCTCCCCCACGAATTTCTCAAGGAATGCTTTCATCTCTCCGGCTTCGTGCGGAATTTCGTCTTTCACCGCCTTGTATGCCAGATCGAGCTTCGCCACGCCCAGCTTTTGCAGTTCCGCCCGAATCGCCGATCCCCGCTCCGCTTCCTCCACCCGCCTTTCCAACCCTTCCCTCCGCCGGCGTTCTTCGGCCAGTTCGTCCAGTACCGCTCGAATATCCATCTCCTCAGCCATACTTAAGCCCCCTCAATTTCTGCCGCGATCCGGTCCTTTACGTCCTGCCGCGAATCACACAGGTACTTCAGTGCCAGCTTCTTGAAGACTTCTTTGGTTAGCGTCGGCGACGCGACGCCCAGCGTCAGTAGCTGCTTGGCGTCTTCCAGCTCCGTGCCGAAGTCCGCGATATCAAACTCGTCCATGCCTGTGACGCTCACCTCCAGCCCATCTTCGCGAGCCGCCACCGTCGCCCGGAGAACTCGCCGGATCTGCTCCTTGATCGCGTCCCCGTATCCGCGCAGTACCTCCTGCGTAATGGAGAAATCCATCTGCTTGCTGAGCGCGCTCTGGCTGTGCGCCGAGCCGCTATCCTCTACGCCGGCCTGGCTGAGATAACACACCCTGTAAATCTCTTCCCGCAGCCGCACCAGGTTGTCCGCCGCGATCTGGTAAACCTTTCCTTCCGGCTCCGTCCAGCC